ATATACCGCCTTGATCCTTCATCTTCTTAATCAAGTCGATATTTAGAGCATTTTCATCTGGCAATTTCTTAAGATTATCTCTAAACTCAGTTAAAAAATATATTTTTGCTTTCTCTTGAAATTTGGCTTCTGTAACCAGCCTTTCACACGTACTGTGCATGGCGGTGCCAAAAGCAGTATATTCATTACCTTCAAAGCTTGTTACATTGTCTATATATGCTAATTTATGCTTCCAGGCACACTCATTCCATATTTTAAGCTCTGAAAACGAAACATGACTCATTATCCACCTTCTTGTGTATTAGTATTCTTTGGATCCAGTGTAACTGTTGTTTTTTCATTTGTCAATGTTTTTTTTGCGCTGGTGCGTGTGCGGGTTGCTACAGTTTTTCTAGTGGCTTTTCTAGTGGTTTTTCTAGTGGTTTTTCTAGGAGCATTTACAGTGCGAGTTGTATTTTCATTGTGTCCTTTGGTTGTCCACACCCACTGCCCTGTTTGACTATTCGGTTGGTGGCTATTAACCTTGGAAGTGCCTGATATTAATCGTTCAGCTTCAATACCTGCACCTAAAAGCACCCTTCTGACTGTTGATGCATCAATTTCTATTCGCTTGCTAGCGCTTTTAGCTCCATCATTATATTTAATATTAGCAGTAACCGTTACCGTGCCAGCTTTTTTATCCACTGTCCATTTTAAATAACTATCATATTTTCCTTGTTTATAGCTCATGTAAGATCTCCTATATTTTCTAATTTATTATATACCGTGGGACTTAGCTTTTTCACTAATTGTCTGTTATATAAGTAGTAATGTTCAAAGCAATTAGCAAAATACTCTCGCAAGCTAGTGGCGCCATATGGAGACACAAACAAACCAGAAGTAAAGCTTTGTAATATATTATACCCAATTTCACGATACAACAGCTCATCAAACTTTTCTGAATATTCAGTATTATAAAAGTCTGTCAAATTTACTTTATACCCTTCATAATCTAATATTTGATATAGTCTTTTTCTTTTCCCAAGAAATTCCAACTCTATAACGTTATCTCCATATAGATCTTCTCCATATATTTCTTCGGCTGAATGAGCGATTTCATGTACAATATCATTAACCATGTCATTCGCGTCATCTTGCGCGTTTGAAACATAAATTGCGCCATCTTTATAGGCAGCGTTGGTTTGATTTTGAACAAATATATCAAAATGTCCGACATATATCGCATCTATTAAATAAAAGAAGTGCTTCGGTACCGTTTCTTCAATTTTTTTCAGCACTACTTCTATATCAACAGTTTCCGGAAGATCGTCCTTAAGAAAAACTAATATGTTGTTAAATAAAAATTTTTCTTTCCTTTCTCTTAAAGCTTTAATAGCAGATTTTTTAATATAATCTATTCTCATTGTTTATTTGTAACGTTATTCCTCTTTCATCTAATTGCTTTTGCAAATTTTCCTGCCACTCTTTTTGCGCAATTTCCGCATCATTTAACCCCTGCTTGTAGCCTCTAATAAAATTTTCTTCAGCAACAGGCAATAAGAATTCTGGAAATTCCTTAGCCATAACTTGAATTACCATTTCAACATTCACTTCATCATCTTCAGGTTGCAATTTTTCTCCCACATAATTAACCAACCACTTCTTCATCTCATTATCTAAACCAATTGGCTGTAAAATATCTGGTTTAAAATCTTCCTCTTTCAACGTATCAGTCATAACATTCTCCTGTTTTATATACTAAATTAGTTTCATTTTTAATTTAAAGTATTTTTGCTGCTAACGTAGCTACTTTAGATCTTTCACCCTTAGTTAAGGTGATATGTCCTGCTAACTCATAATATTTAAATTTTTCAATTGCATAAGTTAGTCCATTAGAGGTTTCGTCAACATATGCATTATCGATTTGCTCGACGTCGCCTGTTAATATAATTTTAGTATTTTCCCCCACTCTCGTAATGATTGTTTTAAGTTCATGAGCAGACAAATTTTGTGCCTCATCAATGATTATATAAGAATCTGCAAGAGAACGCCCCCTTATATAAGTTAAAGCTTCAATTTCGATCGTACCGTTCTCTGTATACATTTTAAGTGTTTCTTTATCATTCCCCATTAGAAATCGTAAATTGTCTTGTATTGGCATCAACCATGGGCTCATTTTTTCTTCCATGGAACCAGGCAAATAACCAATATCTTTACCCATAGGCTGAATAGGTCTGGAAACTACCAATCTTTTATATCTAGCTGCTGTCGTCTCTTCAACAACTTGTTCTAATCCGGCAGCTATAGCCATTAATGTTTTGCCGCTCCCAGCTTTTCCAACCAACGTCACCACATGCACATTGGGATCCATCAACAAATCTAATGCAAATGTCTGCTCTTTATTTCTTGCTCTAATTCCCCATATTTTTTTCTTAGAATTGATTCCATTCACTCTTTGTAATGGAGATGTATAATTTATAAATCTTGCCAGCGCAGTTTTTTTATCATTAGAGTTTGACACCAACATCATATATTGATTAGGAAATAATTTAATATCCTCCTTTTCTAAGAAAATATCTTCCCCACTATAAAATTGATCAATTGTTTGATCATCTACCAAGTGAGTTACGTATCCATCATATATATGAGTTGTGTCCTTTACAACTTGATTGGTTATATAATCCTCGGTTAAGAGTCCCAAAGCATCACACTTAACGCGCATGTTGATGTCGCGTGAAACTACAATTACCTTTCTATTTAAACTTAATCTTTTTTCCGCCATGGCGACACCAATGATTTCATTATCTGGTATTTTATAATCAATATCTTCAGGTAAATTTGCAAACTTAAAATTTTTAACTGTTATTAAACCTTTACCTTTATCTATTCTCACTCCTTTGAATAAACTTCCTTTTTCTCTGAGAGAGTCTAATTTACGAATAACATTTCTAGCATTAGATCCAACACTATCTTGTCTTTTTTTATGATTGTCTACTTCCTCTAAAACTTTAAATGGAATTACAATATCGTTATTTCCATATGAGGTTAAAGAGTTCGCGTCAGTTAGATATACGCTGGTGTCGAGAACATATATTTTTTTAGCCATGTATTTCCCTTTGCGCAGGAATATTATTATAAATAGATAGATATTTCGAAATTCACCAGTATTGGGGGATCTGTTTTAAAACCGAACAGCTGCTTTTAAGCTGTTCTATACTAGTTATTTTAGGAGGCGCATCGCATGAAATACAAAAAAACAATGTTTCTATTAATAATTTTCATTTTTTCTCACATCAGCAGCTGTAGTAATCCTCCTTTTTCTCACCATGTTAGTCGCCATGATGAATATATGCAAAGCAATCTCCCAAGAGAAGCTTTTATAAAAATAAAATCTAAAATCACAATTAAAAATTGTGTAGCTGGAATGTGCTCTAGACGTACATTGTCATATGCAGGATCTGGTTTTATTGTTGGTGTTGGAGAAAGAGGATCCTTTGTCATGACTGCTGCACATGTATGCAGAGATCGTGATGAGGACGCTAACAGACTTTTAGAACATAAAATAGTCGATCTAGATGGTAACGAACATGTTGGAATAACACTGGCTTATGATATCCAAGCCGATATTTGCCTTATGTATGCAACTGGATTGACAAACAAAAGGGCATTAACAGTTTCCCCAAATGAACCAAAACCTGGAGATAGATTATATAATCTAGCAGCGCCTGCAGGTATATTTGATATCAATATGATGCCAATATTAGAAGGTTTTTACAATGGAGTTAGTAGCGGTGCAGCTGTATATAGCATTCCTGCTGCTGGTGGAAGTTCTGGATCTCCAGTATTAAACAGTCACATGCAAATAGTAGGATTGATCCACTCTGTACATGTAGCTTTTCCCATGATTACAATTGGACCAACTTATGAAGAAATAAAGCACTTCATTGAAACTAATGTAGAAAAATATTCAAATTTATAGCTACTTTTCCCAAATAATTGATCCCAATGTGTTTTTCACTGCAGTTAACCTATCATAAAATTGCATGCCTTGTATCTCGTCATACAACACATAACTTTGAAATTCATCTCTATCATAATTCGAAAAGATGTTATACAACATGTGAGATAATTGATCGTCAAAATGTATACGTTTAGTTGGAAATTTCATCATGTCCTCGCATGTAAAAGACAAATTCTGATTTTCATAAAAGGAAACATCAACATAATCTCCTTTATTATTCATACTAGGCACCTTATAGCACATTACAATACTGAACGTTTGAGGGTTACATACATAACGTACCTCATCTGCATATAATTTAGTATTCATTATATAGTGCTCACTTCTTTAGGAGATATAAATTGCAATTTACTAGTTTTATTTCTAGGATCAGTTAGTGTTAAATACTGATTTGTGTTCCAACTTAAATAATCAATATCTTCAATAAGCCATGTTCTATTTCGAAACAACACTCTGCTTCCTACGTAAGCTTTTCTACCTCTTTTATCAATTGTGAATCTTCTTGTTGTTTTCATTTTTCTTTCCTCGGCTCTTTTTTTTATTAGATTTTGGTTTTTCTTCTGGTTTAACCCAGAGTTTTAATCTGAATATTTCTCTATTTGAAGATGTGCCTCTCTTAATCTTTAAATGAATGGTTTCTGCATCATCATCATAAGTCATAGCTGCATCTCTTGCCTCCTCGTATGTATTAAACATACCAACGTTAACCCACTTTTTATTATTTGATTCATCAGATTTATTCATATGATCTCCTATATCAGTGGAAGTGTCGGGAGTCGAACCCGAGTCCGAAAAACCTCAAAAACAACGTCATTCACAAGATTAGTCAGTTATTTGAACTCTGACAAACTCAAACCCTGCATGCGCGTACCACCAGTTTTGTGACTTTCTTGAAAAACTGGAAAGCTGCCTAGCTTCCTTAATGGAGTGCTAGAAACTCCAAATTACGCAGCTAAGGCGTAATCAAGTTCAACATTATCGTTGGCTTTTATAAAAATTGAGTATTTTTACTGTGCTACCCACACAGCCTTGCACGTTTATTTTATCCATTCTCCGTCGAAACCTTTTCACCCCCATTATTGCTATTAGTATATACAATTGTATATAAGATGTTAAGCTATTTTTCGAAATAATCTTCAACTTTAAATTTTCTTAAGAGTTTTCGCAATTCTCTTGGCGCTATTCCTAAGAATCTTGCTGCTTCTCTTTTGGATTTTGTCGCGCTTAGGGCATACTTTAATAATGCATCTTGTACAATTTCTTTTGCACTATACCATATTGGCATGCCATATAATTTATTGCCAAATACTTTAGAAGCTAATTCAAGCTTGAGTGCAATTGCTTCCTCAAGTGTCAAAGAATTTAACATTACCTCAAATTCTTCGTTACTTTTCAGATCGTTGCGGAGTTTCTTTGCGATGCTATAATTTTTATTTTTCCCAGAGACTTTTCTTTTTTTCCAGACCACTTAAATTTTCTCTCTAGATATGATACAATAAATTCATAGTTTGATTAATTAATCAATCCAATCTATTATAATCTTTATTATATTTTATTCTTTATATTATTTAAATGAAATATTAGATATGATGGATTGCAACAGTACTAGCTAGACTCCTTCTTCTTCTTCTACCTCTTCTGCACCAACAGGTACATCTAGATCGTCAGCTAGTTCTTGTTCAAATTTTCTGAAATATAGCTTAAAGTTAGTAATAATATAATCGCGATATGCGTCTGCATCTTCTTCATCTTCTAGATCTTCATATGCGCTAATGATCTGTTTTTCAACTTTATTCCATGCCCTTTCTGCAAAGTTGCGTCCAGTTCTATTTGCTCCCGGCAGATCTTGAAACGTTTTTTCTTCTTTTTCTGCTTCTTCCTTTGCCTCTTCTTCATCTTGTGGGCGTGCGGGAATAAATTTCGCTTCTTCTGCCTCTTCCTCATCCACTTCAACACCAATTACTTCCATGATAGCTTCTTTTATTCTATCTTCAATTGAAGCTTCCTCGTCTGTTTCTTTTCCACCCGGCGCAAATCGATTTGCATCAACAGGGGCTAAAGCTGCATCTAAAGTGGCAAGGAAGTGAGCGGCAAAAGAATCTCGTTGTTCTTTTTTGGTTGTTAAAGTCTTGTATTCCTCTTCCACTTGCACTATAGTAGCTTTAAGCACTTTATCTAATTCTACAATACCGGTGTTTTTGTGTTGTACGCCGCTAGCAACACTCGTGCTAGCATCTTCAGAAATTAGCCTACGTATCATGTTTCTCAAAACAGTTTCTTCTAGATATTCTTTTTTAGCTTGTTTTAATTTTTTTTCATATATTGCTTTAATTCCATAACGTACAAATTTTCGTACTGTCATCTCCTCTTGCATTTCTGATATAAATTCTTTTCTATCAATCATATTGCGCGCCTCATTGTTTTAATTAAATAGTTATATACTTCATCAATAAACTGTTCTTCTAGCTTTGTTTTCTTTTTTTTCTTTTTCTTTCTTTTTATTTTTCTTCTACGTACCGGCTTAACCTCTGTGGTACCAAACCCGCCAGAAAAACCTGCAGCTGCCCCCCCGCCGCCGCTGGACATCTCTTCTAATGCTTCGCCTTTTTCTGCCACTGATGATTCGGCTTCTGCTTCCATAGCCGGTGCTTCTTCTTCTGCTGTGTCTTGAGCTTCTTCTTCTGCTGTGTCTTGAGCTTCTTCTTCTGCTGTGTCTTGAGTTTCTTCTGCTACTTTTCTAGCTTCTTCTTCTTGTTTAGCCTTAACAACGAAATCACTACTTAAGGCTTTAAACATTTCATCTCTGGCAGCTGCTTGATTAAAAAGATCTTTTGCTTGTTTTTGCAGCGCCTGAAGTGCGGCTATGCCTTTTGTTTCATTACCTGCTTGTTGTAGAAAATATTTAGCTTTATCTTGAGTCGTCATTTTTTCGAAATCCAAGCCCTCAGACAAAGTTCTATCAATTTCTTCTTCTATTAGCCTAAGAAATATTCCCACATGAAACTGGGAATCCTCCTTCAACTCAGCGTTTTTTAATTTATTAACAATCATATTATGTAATGTCTCATCATACCACCCCATTATATCTTTAAATCCCTTTGGATTGCCCTCAGTACCTTTTAGTGCAAGACGAATATTCGTACCAGACATCTCGCCAATACCTGGAATGTTAATTGAAATATGAGGAGCAATTGCTAAATAACCATTTTCTGAATATGTTTTAAGATCGTCTAAATGCCCTTCATAATATTGAAAATAAGTTGGTTTTCCTTTTTTTGTAGTGCCCACATTGAATCTAGGACTTTCTTGCATATCTTTTTTACCAACAAAAAAGACGACTGAGGTTGTTTCTGGATCAAAATCCTCTAATATCTCTTTTGCTATATATGGATTTTTAGTCATGACAATGTTATTTTCTGGGATCTCGTATCGAACCATAATGGCTTTCTTTTCTTCAAAATTGAATGGTGATTTAGGGACACCACCTTTATCGCTCGCGTCTACTACTGGAGAAGTGGAGATAAAGGTGTTTTCCTCTCCAAATTTTTCTTGTATTATTTTAAACACTTCGGCGTGATGTGCACCCATGGGTTGAAACCTTCCTGGGTATATAGCTATAACCCTATTAGTAACACCCTCTGGAACGCCCGTAAATGCCTCTTTAAGAGCGTTTAACGACATTGGAGGCATATGCCCCCTACCGTATCTAAAAAGCCCTAACAATTGATTTATAGGAGCAAAATTACCGGTAAATTTATACATTTGCCCTTTCCACTGAAAAACAAACCCTTCTACAACTGTATCGATATCGTCGTGAGTTTTAAGCTTGTCTAATTGTTTAGCTAATATTTCATGAGCCTCGTCTTTGTGAGGTCCATCATATTTATGAATAGAGTTGATAGCTTGTTCAACGTCTTTTTTAATTCTATCAAGCTCGGCGTCACTATCTAAGATATAAGCGCTTCTCAAACTTCTCAATAATTCGACAGCGAAATCATGTATTGCTAACTCAATTGGCCAAATTAATTTTTTTATTTCTGTATTAGAATTATCAACAAAGTCTTTTACAACCGGATACGACTCTTCAGTACCACGTTCTTTTAATATCTTCTTTAATTTTGTTAAGCTTAAATAGCCAGGGCTTTTAAGCACCCTATTGGCGACAAGCTTTGTTATTGATGGGGGCAATCTTAATTGCTGCCGAATTTGTCTCATTAGATTGACGTATAAATAATCACCAATTGTCATATCACCTTGAAATCCGGTATTGCGTATTTTTGATAAAACTGTTTTTAAATGTACATCGTCGTCTAATTGATTGAGTTTTAAAAATGCAGTTCTTTTAACAGAAAATGATTCTTCTGTTTTCATTTCTTCAAACCGATCAATAACCTGATCTAGCACTTGAGATTCTTGTACCGCTTCAACGATTTCTAAATCATTTGTTTCTTTATTATATCTTTTATGTCCCATGTGGTGAATGGAAACAATATTTTCATCATAATTAACAACATTTGGAGCAATTGGTCCCTGAATTTCAGTATTATAAAAGATATCACCCTCTAAACCGAAAATGGAATTACGCTCTTCATCTGAAAGGGAATCTACTGCTTGTTTATAAGCTTTGAATGCGGTAACATAAGCTTTTTTAGTTTTCTCACCACCTTTAAAAGTGCGATTAACCAAATCTTCTAAAGTCATGCCACCGCGACTCATATCACCTTTATTCCTGGCAGCGCGAACTCGCCCATCAACATAGCCTAGATATATGTTATAACCATCTGTTTTTTCTGTACCAATTAATTCGCCTTGTGATGCGGCAGTTAAAATTTCTGCCATTTCAGTATAAGTTAAATCACGGTTGTCATAAAGATGCGCTAAATGTCCTGCAACACCACCCATTTATAATCTCCTTAGTTAGAAATAATATTGTTTAATATTGAATCGATCATTGAGCGAAGCTGTTCTTCATTAAGTTCTTTGTCATCATCTAGCTCTAGTTTATCCTTTCTAGATTCTACAGAATGTGGGTTGAGGTTTAAATCAACATCCTCGTCCTCTTCAGCTTGATCAAGCTTTTCCAAATCCTGATTATCTAAATCCAGTGTCCTATAATTAGATTTAAAATCTGGTGCTTGTAACCCGCCTCCTTCATTTAATACTTTTTTGGTTGGTTTTGGAATATTGTATCCGAACTTTTCCATTAACATGGCATTAATTTCCTGATTTTTCCAATCTTTAAGTCCCATTGTAGTTTCTCCTTTAAGCTTGAGCGCTTTATAATTAGTTTCTTGTATACCAAATTTCTTTTTATATCCATCTTCCCACGATCTAAAACACATATTCCCCTGTTCATAGGCTTCTCGTTCCATTTCCTGCATGTGTTCATCTTCTTGCGCGTATCCTAAGTGTGTGGAAGTAGGATTTTTAAACTCACCCCTGCAGTTTTGTGCATGGTGTACTAGCTCGTGCGCAAGTGATCTTAAGATGTCTTTTGGGTGTCTAGAATCAACAAAAACAGTAATTGTCATTGTGTTTGGCTCATATTGCGCTGTTTTACCTAAAATATTTTGAGCATTTTCAGGATCTGAATCAAATACAAATGAGGGTGTTTTATCAAACCCAAGTTGCTTTTGAGCATAAGGATAAAAGTTTTTCATTTTATCTTCTATTGGGGAAGTGTTATAAGAAGACTTGTTTGTTATCTTGTATGTCATTTAATAGTACCACGTTCCCTTAAAACGTTTATTGTCTTTTCTAGAAGCACCTTCTCTTGCTTTAATACTTCATGAATAAGGTAATTGTTAAATGATTCTTTTATAGCTTGCTTCTTTTCTCCATCTTGCTTCTTTTCTCCATCTTGCTTCTTTTTCCGAGGCGGATCTTCTTCATCCACTGCGCCGGAATCAGTTAGATCTTTCATTTGATCCCTGTAAAGTTCCGGATTAGTTTTTCTTAGATGCTTCATAGTTCTTGCGAAGGCAGATCCAGATTTTTTGAATCCACCCCCAGCCTTCAAACGAGACTTGCCAAAGATTGATTTTACCAGTCCTTTTATTCTGCCGCCGATGGCGGATCCGATGGCAGACTCGGTAACTACATAGCCTTCCGCTTCTAAAATACTTCTAATTTCCTCAATACTCTCTTTCATTGCTTGGGCGGCTTGAGCCTTTCTTTTATCGACTCCTGTTGGTTGTGCTATGATCATGCTTCTAACTTCCTCTTCAGATTGCCCAGTGACTCTTGTTAAGTTTTTAACCAAGAATCTTCTTATAACTTTCTGAAGTTTGTTATGAAGCTTTGATCCTTCTGGGCTATTAAGCTCAATACCAGCTTTCTTAAGATTTGGTCCAATTGACTGTCTTAAGTTGACTTTTCCTTTTACATTTGTTATTTTTTCTGGTGCATATTCTTTCTCTTTTGGTTCTTTAACCCCTCTAGCTGCTCTAGAAGCTTTAACCGCCCTGTCGGAATCTGTAAGCTTACCAATTTTAAAGAATTTTATTTGCTCCTTAGCCCAAGCCTCGCAGTCTGGATCTGCAGCAAGTTTTGGAAGCGCTTTAGTGATTTTTTTATAAATCTTATATGCGCCCAAATATGCTTGATCGTCTTTAGTCGCACCAGCTCTACCTTCTGGTGAATCTAAATCTTGATTTTTTAACTCTTGTTTCAATTCATCACATGGAGAACCTTTCGAAAAAGAAGCTAATTTATCTTGTATCTTTTTAAAGCCTGCCCCACCTTTACCATAATAGGTGCTTACTTTTTTTCTGCCTCCACCTGAAAATGGTTCTCCTGCGGCTTCTCTAATGAGACTTTCTCTTCTTTTCCCTTTCTTTTTTCGTGCTGCTTTTCGTGTTGCTCGGCGCTTCGCTGCAGCAATCTTTTTTTGTTCTATTTCATCTGCAGATTCGCCAGCTGCAGGCTCTGCGCCAGCTGCAGGCTCCTCACCAGCTGCAGCCTTGGCTGCAGGCTGTTGACTGCCTGGACTCCATTTAACTTTATCTTCAACCTCTCCTGTCCCAACCTTATCCCAATATTCTGCAAATCCTTCTGGTTCAAATCCATTCTGTACGTATTTTAGAAATTTCTTTACTTCTTCGGCAGATTTAAGAGAGTCTAAAAACTGATCTAGTTGCTGCAGGATATTTCCAGCTTCTCCCGCGCCCACCTCAGCGCTAGAAACCTCACCTTGAGATTTTCTACCTTCAATAATCATTTTCTGATTATAGTGTGACAATCGTTCAAGAAGTATTTTAGCAATTAATTTTGCATTTTCTTGAATGTTCACTCCATTGTTCTTGAGTTGGCTAGCAACATCTTTTAACATTTGAGTAATAGCGCCTTTTGGAATATCAGGAAATAGCTTCATTAATTGACTTGAAAGACTTCTTTGTGGTGCTCCCGCCTCTTGTTCTTTTCCGCTAAATTTTTTAAATACTGGCACTGCAAACTTAGAACCTGCGCCGCCTCCACCTGTACCACCTCCACCTTCATCCGGTTTTACCTCATCTGGTATCTTCGCTGGATCGACTGGTTTGCCTGATTCCGTCTCAGCGCTCACTATTTGATTACTATTATTAATTACAACGTTAAGCACCATGCCGTTCGGAAGTGTGACAGTTTGTTGTCCGTCGCCACCCTTGCCGTCGTCATCTCCACCACCACCAGAATCAGGGGGATCCTTCGGCGGCTTTTTACGTAGTTCTTGGTCCTTATCTTCTCCTGCTTGCTGCTGTTTAAGAGCGCGCATTGTGTCACTTCCACCCAATTTTTTAGTATGATATCCTTTACCAGAAGGTTGTATTGTTTTATCAACACCGCCACGACTCCACATTTCTGTATCTTTTCTATGTTTGCCGGTGCGCCACTCTTCGCCCGATCTTTCAGACCAATCACCACGTCCAGTTGATTCCGCTGCCTCTCCACCAGGAGGATCTTTAACATCACCCTTGACTGGCGTGCCTGTGCCCGAAGGGGCTTTTTTTGCGGCTTTTTTTGCGGCTTTTTTTGCTTTTTTCTTTTCTCGCCAAGCCTTATATTTGTCAGCCATTCCTTCTTGCTGCAACTTTTGATTAAGGATCTTTTTAATTAATATTGCTTCATTTTTTGTGAACTTGCGTGACATACTATAGTCCCCTTTTAAAGATTTGTACAATAAATAGTCGTTTTATTTTAAAAGGAGAGTAATTGAAGTTAAATTTTATCTTTATGTTCTGAAAAATAAACGCTCTTTATTTCATTCCAACCAAATTTATGTTCTGGCTCGATAGCTTGAAGGATAAAGCGTTTAAAATCATCTTTATTTTGAAAGAACTTTTTGTGTGCCTTATCAAAAAGAACCCACCGCCGCACTTCTTCTAAAACGTCCATTTTATTTATGACAAGATGAGTAACGCCATTAATATTAATAGCTTTCTTAAGAAAATCTATATTCATCCAATTAACTTGTCTTTTACGTCCGGTTGTTGCGCCAAACTCTTCACCCACTCTTTGTATCTTATTAAATATTTCACCTGCAGGTTGAAATTGTTTTGCACCGACATAAGTTTCATATGCTTTTGCAACACCCCAAACATTGCGGATTGCTTGAGGTGGAACACCGTTCATTACAGCTGCACCTGAAATACAATTAGAAGAAGTGACATAAGGATAATCGCCCCAATCAACATCCAAACCAAACCCTTGCGCGCCTTCAAATAATATTTTTACTGTACTATCTTTTGTATGTAACTCTTTATATAGATCGATTAAATAAGGACGAAGCTCTGGGACATCTTCTGCTCTAACGCCCGTTCTATTATATTTGTCACGATATGCTGGACCATTTCCACGTTTAGTGGTGCCGATTGAAGTGTCTTTCTCATCTTCTTTTAGGTGTTCTCCTGTGATGACGTGGGCGTTTTTTGCGATGTAGATGAGTCCTTCTGTTCTAATATCTCCTCTTTCGAGTTCGTGTATTTCTCTAAAAAATTGTTCAGGATATACAACGCAACCAGAACCAATGATAGATTTAATACCGAAAAAAACACCAGCAGGGATATGATGAGTAATATATTGCCTTCCATGGTGATAAATAGTGTGCCCCGCATTACACCCACCATTATATCGTATGACATGAGTATAGTCCCCGTTTCTGCATAAGTGGTGTGTTACCTTGCCTTTGCCACAATCTCCGTATTGAAGATCGACAACAACATCTGCTAACATAAAAACCTCCAAGTTAATATGATCATATTACTATATTTTAGATTAAACGTTTACTACTTTTTTATTAAACTGTAAAAATATTTAGACCAATTTTCAAACAACAATTGTTCTTTTTTGCTTTCATACATTGTTGGGATATGGTGTTGTCTAGAAACTTCTGATCCGGTTATTTTGCCTATATACTTCTTTCTAAAAGCAGCTGCAGGATTTTTTTCTGCGCCTTTAACATTCTTGGAATAATCATTTGGCACAACATGTTCAGAACCATCTGGCATTATTACTTTAAGATCATCTTTAATATTAATTTTTTTAGCCACTAACTCTACCCAAGAATCCCATAATTTTTGAGATATATTTTTTGCATCAGTTTCTTTTGCAATCTGTCTTAAAAATTCTAAGTATTCTTCGGCCAATTCAATGCCCCTAGGTCCGAGTTTAATTATGTTGCTATCGAATTCCCCCGCTTGAATAACTTTTTTACCAGATGTAGTAACTTTAGGTGTTCGAAATCCTTTACCTCCAGGTGTCAATATGTTAAATTTTTTTGATATTCCTTTATATATGTTGAGGTTGATAGAGTCAATACAACCTAAGCGTCCAATAACTAATTGAGTTGCAAACGCCGCTTTTGGTAAGCCAAATCCTGGTAATGTTAATGCTTGCAAATAAATATTAAACAATGCTTCTTCTTTTTTTAGCCCACTAGAATTATTATATTCACTGAACAAGCTACTAAAACTAGAATATATGTTTTCTCTGTTTTTCCACAAATAATCAATTGCATGTTTTCGCGGTCCCATAACTAACTGTCCAAACCCAGGAAAATCATATCTAGGTTTAGCTTCACCAGGATTTTGTAAATTAGCATCAGTCATTAAACCATCATTTTTATGCACAAAGTTCATTAACAATGGAAATTTTGGTACCACATCATACCATCTCATTTGTTGAGTCCCAATTACAAACATGAATACATTGGCCAATTGATCTGGAGAGTATTGTGCGTATTCGTTGATGAGAGGATTATATTTACAAAAACCAGAGTCCAATTCTTTAGATAGATCTAATACGTTATCTTCTGGGGTTTCCTCTGGGGTTTCCTCTGGAACGGGCACTTCTTCGCTTTCGACTTCTTTAATAAACTTTCGCCAATTTTCAAATAGTAATTTCATATTTATAAGTAGTTAGTTCTTGTAGTATAATACATTTATTTAAAAACACACCAGCTAATTAACATTGTTAACCCAACAACCGAAAGACCGCCGAGAAGCCCTAAAGTACAAAACAGTAGACCCACTATTTACCGCCACATGCAGTTTCATCTAGGATTTCAAGAAGATTAGTATACATTGTAATCGCACTCATTGTTAACTCATAAAGTTTACCAACGGAGCCAGCAGCGGTTAATGCTTTATAATTGTCGCTTCCAGGTCCCATAGTAGTCAATATATAAGATGTAAACACATAAACTGCCAAATCATCAGCAGCATTAATCATATCCACTAAGATAGATTCTGTAATTGGCGGGTTAAGATAGGTTTGACCCTGTTCATCTGAAAACAAAATAATTACGTGTTTTGCATCGTCTCTCCAGCTAATATCCCAATCCTCTTTCGGAGGAATAGATTCTCCTGTGCTGCTCCAGAATCCCAAACCACTGTTCCAAAATAAATCTGAAATTGGATATGGAAGTGCCGCAGCCCCAACTAAATTATGAATAGATAAATATATTGCATCATAATTTTGTTCATCTCCTCCGTTTAGAGTAAGACCTAAGCTTGAAAAAATGGTCATAAACGTTTCGAAATCAACCAGATCTGTCTGAAGAACCACTCTTTGTGTGTTTAGCGATCCACTGCCAAAGCCTGTTGCTGCAGTGAAAACTAAACCCCATTTTACAACTTCTGAATCGCTATAATGTGCAGCAAATTTATTCAACGCAGTTGTTACTGCGTTAATTTCTTCTACCATCGAACCTGATAGGTCGACAATAAAAAGAATGTCAGTTGGTTCTAGTTCTTTATCTTCATCAATCTTGCCATCACAATTAGTGTCTGTGCCGTTACAAATATCTTCTGGGGCGGGCACAACCTCTCCTAAACAAAGTTTTTTAATAAACAAACCATTGTCATCATAATTGCCCCATATTCCTTTTGAACATGTCATTTCTCCTGGCACACATATGCCAACTAACATTGTTTCTGGTGGGCCACTATAACAATTGGCAATTAATCCTTCATCAACCTGATCATTGCAATTATCATCGTGATTGTTACATTCTTCTGGTTTGATCTCTCCAAGATATTTATCGCAAGTTGATCCGACTGGGATAGTTTGTGGAAGCCAATGACATACTGCCAAACATTCACTTAATTGAAGATCTGCGCAAGTGTCGTCTACACATTCACAGGTTTTATATCCTTCTCCACAAACCAGTGGACCTTCTTTACATGGCATTAATATACCAATATCATTTATAGTACAAAGGCAATCTAATCCTTCATCAGCTTTTCCATCACAATCATCGTCTAAGCCATTACAAATTTCTGGTTTGGGCTGTTTTGCCGTACAAATCCACTGGCCGGCCACACAATACTGTAGGTTTGTTTCACAATCTGTAGAGCATTCACCAATTAAATCTTCATCTGTTAGTCCATTGCAATCGTTGTCTAAGCCATCGCAAATTTCTTCATCAAGAGGACCACAGTTACCACAAGCATTTAATTGACCTTCATCTATTTCACCATCACAATCATCATCAACTCCATTACAAATTTCTTCAGGAGGCTTTCCACACGTGCCACAATCGTTTGAAACACCTTCGTCAATTTGCCCATCACAGTTGTTATCAATATAGTCACAAATCTCTTCAGGAACGTCCCCACAGGCCCCACAAGCGTTCTTAACGCCTTCATCGATGTCTCCGTCGCAATCATTGTCTAAGAGGTCACAGATCTCCTCTGAGCAGTCTGATTCGCAATTCGTATATTGGACTTGCCCCTTGTTACAAAGCTTCTCTTTAAAACCAGGATATCCGTCTTCTGTAGTACATGGAATGTTGGACTCTAGAACTAATTGTGCGGGATTGCATTCTAAGTGCTCTTCGCACGCACCTTCATAAACAACCGTAGGTGGGTCATCGCAATTGTTAATGCATATTTGTTTTTGCCAAATAACATCTAAATTGCCACAAAAATACCAAGCGCATTCAACGCAAGGATCCGTCCAAACGGAGTAGGTGTCTTCTGTATCTGTTGTATCTTCTGTATCTGTTGTATCTTCTGTATCTGTTGTATCTGTTGTATCTGTTGTATCTGTTGTATCTTCTAATACGTCTTCTGGGTGGTTTGTGTCGTGGTTGGTTTGTCCTTCTTTGTCCTCCCCACATGAAATTACAAGAAATAAACTAAAAAAGATTATTAATGCAATTGACACTTTTTTTATAAACTTCACATTTGTTACCTCATATTATAACTATAACATAAAAGCAACAAAAGTACAAATGTTTTGTTTATTAAATATCAATTTTTCTAGGAATTCCCTTTATTTGGGTTGCTAGAATCCTGTCGCCGTCTTTGTCTTTTATTTTTTTTAATTCCATTTGAAGATAAGTTAAATATTGATGTAGCGGCCTGTCTGGCATAAATTTTAAATGCAACAAAACCATTCTTTTATTTGGGCCAATATTAACAACACCTATATCACTAGCTTTCGCAATTGCAATACCCTTAATAGAACGAATTTGGTTTAGTACATTTCCATAAAATGTGAATTCTCTTTCATATTTAAGAGCAATGTCTACTTTAACAAGGTAGGGCACATATCCCCCTACGGCTTCTTGAAGCTTCTCAATAGGTTCATTAGGTTTAATGGGCTCAACAGGTTCAATAGGTTCAGTGGGAGTTTCTTGTGCGACGATATGTTGTCGCCATTGTTTGACAGTTGGTATAGCCAGTGCATTATGTGAATCTTTAACGCGAGTCCATTTTATGTTGCTGTCTTGAGAAAGTTTTTTAGCAAACTTGTCAGGCTGCCTTTCGTGCCCTTTTCTAAAAGTTGTACTAGTGATAAGGTGTAAATTATTAGCTAAATCTAAATTTTTCATTCTTTTTATTGCCTTTGCTGTAGAAGATGAGCCAAATATTGCATCTGAATAAGTTGGATAAACTTTTTTGAGAGTTTCATCGTCAAATTTATTAATTAATCGACTCATTGCGCTGCCACCAGCACTATGTGCGTGTAAATTAACTTTATTAATGTTTTTAATACCCAATTTGCTCTTAATTGTGTTTATAAAGTCTTTTGTTGGGCGTGATTTATATGGATTAACTCCAAGATTTGGAACAACAAGTACAGTATTTACTGGTAGTGTATTTTTTAATCTATTTAATCGTTTTTGATGGTCAAAAGATTTTCTCCCTTTTTCCCAACCATGAAAATATATTGAAACATTAGCATTTTCTAGATCAGTACCATGTGGAACATAAACAGAATAAGGGCGATTGACATGTGAATAGTCCGTATTTATAGCTTTATATTTATCATGAATAGTCTGGCCATGCTCTTCTTTTTGTTCTTTAATCGGTTCTGGTTCTTTTGGCGACTCTATATCGAAAATATTAGGATCAAGCGTTGGTGGAGGTTTCGGTAATTCTGTTTCATCTCGAAAAACAGTATGAGGCTCTGCTTTTTCTGGCTTTTGTTGTTCAATTTCAGCATCTTGTCTTTGTTTCTCTAATTCCCTCCACAACTCATTTCGCTCTGGTTCGCTCTGGTTCCATTGTTCAATTTCAGCATCTTGTTTTTGTCGTTCTGGAGAGCCGGTTCCTATGTCTGTCGGTTTTAGGTTTTTTGTAATAGTATCAAGCGTTAACTGCTGTATGTGCGGCCTCATTGCACGTGAGCTTTGTTTGCCTTGTCTGGTATATAAAGAAAGAACATATTTATCATTTATTATAATAGAGTAATTTAAAGTACCTTTTATAAAGCCACCTTTTCCTCGTATTGTCTGAATCGCGTTTTTTCCATATCCCGCTTTTTCAAGAGCTTTGTTTAAAAATGGCTTTAATCTTCTTGCGCCTGTTCCGCCTTGGCGTTTATTTACAAAACTCAAAACTCTTGTGGCCTCGTCGTGATATTCAGAATTAGGATCTTTTTTTAAACGATGTAAGAGGGACATAAATTTATTATAACCTCGTGGAGATTGTTGATTGTGTCTACCGCCCCAATGCACTCCTTTAATTGTGTCACTTAATCCAAATTTATCTAACATTTTCTGTGCTTGGTCTTTACTAACTCCAACTTCTCGACTATATCTTTTATAATAACCTTGTTTGTGACCCCACGAATCCTTTCCAGGCACTCTAGACATGTTGCTAGTCGCTCTGTTGACTCTGTTTGACCAATCTGAGCCGGCTTTATAGGCTATCATTCGATCTAATTCTTGATCTGTTAAGCTCCTAATAGGCTTTCCAGTTTGAGTGTTTTTAGCACCACCTTTCGCTAATACAAGGTTAATAAAAGCCAATATTGGTTTATTCATCGACGCTCCATAACGAGGTGTTGCACCATCTTTTTCATCCATTGGGTCTTCCCCCAGTCTTCCAAAGGAATAGCCATATCTAAAGTTTCTTGGGCGCTTTTTCTCTTGCAGTAGCCTATTATACTCTTCTAGTATGATTTGTTGTAAATTCATTGTATTATAAATAGCTTTTAGAGGTCAATAATGATGATTTCATCATTATTTTGTTTTTTATCCGGGTTTTCATAGAATTCGGGACTTTCTGGTATATGTGGTACTGGAAGCTGCAAAAATGGACGTTCCTGGGCGGTATTTTGCTCTTTTTGCGCCTTTTTGATCAAAATGTTAATCATTTCAAGGTCAAAATCGGAAATTTCCGGAAGAATTGGCATAATAACCCTCCACTACTAATAATTAGTTATTTTAAGTGCCACCAGCACCCGGTGGAGCACTTTTTGACCTTTTATATGAAGGCTTTTTCATCTTTTTGCCCACATTGTGCTTGTTGTTGCCCTTTCCGATCAACCTAAACTTCATTCTGCGATGTTTTTTCTTTACCTTACGTTGAAAAGGCTCTTCTTCCTGTAAAATATCATCATCATAGAGCGAATCCCAGTCATCTTCAACGTTAAAAGGCTCAACATCAGGTTCAACCTCCGGTTCTTTCTCTTCTTGACCTTGTTCGTAAGACATGTGGTCTGAAAATTGTTCTAAGGCGCCACCTTGAGGTTTGAAAAACACAAAAAAGAAGGGATTTTCATCATTATCATGCTTATATTTCTCTTTTTTCTCTTTGCGCACACCGAATCTGTTGTTTTCCGGCATAAACTTAGCCCAAACACGCAATGCATCAGGACTTTGATCATAGTCATCAGGCGATAGACCTTCACTTCCGGCTATTTCTAGTGCCATTAGGTACAAAACCGTACCAACACCTTCGGAATCTTGAGGAGAGTTAGACCAAGCTAGTTGCCAATTAGGTATATCGGTGCGTTTTTCCAAAACAACCTCTGCATGTCCATCGGCTTTTCCTGATTCTAGTTCCTTTGTCTGTAAATTTAGGGGTTCAATGACTACTTTTTTAGAACTTTGAGTAATTTTATAGTGAAAATCCTTTGGACCTCTTGATTCTTTGATTAGTTGACGCCAATTTTCAAATAGGAGTTTCATTAAAATAATTCCTTAATTCTTCTGGAGTTGGCACAGCACCAAAATCTCTAAAATGCTGAGTAAGCCAGCCATTTAAAATTTCTGGGTCTCTAGGAGGAATGTCTATTAAAGAACCTCTCGCATGGTTACAAAGATAACAAGCCCAAGCTAAGTTCCACTTTTCTCTTGGTGGACCTCCTGCAGAGCGAGGAATAATATGTTCTACTCCCACAAAAGTTTGTTCGCCACACCAACAACAAGCTTTTCCAATCTTCTCTTTTTTCAAAGAGCCCTTTTTATAACCAGAAGGTCTTTCCTGCGGAGATTTTAAACCCTTAAGCACGCTTATAAATAAAACAGCCCTCTCTTGTTGTTCATTTAAATACTGTCGCCAATTTTCAAATAGGAGTTTCATCGCCCGCCCCTCACATAAAAATAATGGATATCCTCGGCTGCATCATAAAGCATATATACATCGTTTGTTTCATCATAAAAATAATAAGGCTCAGATACCGTCAGTATGTCGCCTACGGCGGCTTGAAAATCTTC